CAAAACCCCAGATTCCACGTATCCTTATCTAGGTGCGCATAATGTGCCACACGTTATGTAGAAAAGCCGCCTGCGAAAATAGAATCTCGCAGGCGGCTCTTTTGCATAACGTTATTATGCGAACCAATTTTTATATCATGTAACTTATAGCTTCATTTTAATGGATATTGGTTAAACCTGAGAATCGGATCTAATTTGTTTTTTGCAAGAGCAGAGAGTTCAGGTTTGAAAGTATAATCACCATAGAAATCTTTGTTATTAGAATCATTTCTCATTCTAATATTCACCCCAAGGCTTTGGTAATCTAGCCCTTTAACAATCGGCCTAATTATTTTTATTTCTTTTGCCTGCCCTTTATCAACCCACTGATCAACTGAATATGTATATCCGTATTCGTTTTCTAGGATATTGTATTTTTTCCTTAACTCGGTTAGTTTAGCCCGTCTCACCTTATCTTCCCTTATATTAAGGGATTCGCCCAACTCATCATAGTATGCTCTGCTATTCTTGACAGTAAAACTCAAGCCAACACTGATGTTTTGACTCGTACTATTATTTACTAAAAATGTATATTCAATATTATTACTTATTATCTCGATACTCTTAAGATCTATTGGGAATTCGTTTTTAGATGTATCATATTGTTTAATAAGGGAATTTTCATCAAATGTATTATTATCGAAACCACGAGAATAAAATGTACTAAATCTCAATTTATAGTATTGAGAGTACGCAACCTCAAATGGGTCATATCCTTTATATGCACTCACACCTAATAGTGCGATAACTGCAAAAAACAAAGACAAACTAAAAATAGCAGGCCCAAGACTTGGTGGCATATTTTTTACACTGCTATAACACTTGCCATTCACGTCATCTGATTTAATTATTGGTAAATTTGATTTTGATATTTTCTCACCATCTTTAATCAACAGAACTAGCGTGATGGATTCACCTGAAAGAATTCTCTCAATCTTAAATTGATTATTATCACAATCTATATCAGGACAGCTTGACGATAAAATTGATATTTTTTTACTCCTAGGTATTATCACATTTACATTTTTCTCTTTCTCTTTCCCTTTATTAGATATGGTGAGCATCACTGTGTGCCCAGATTTGCTTTGAGTTGTATACTCAAGGGCGTTTTCATATGCTAAATAAAGCTGTCTTACACGAAAGGTAGAAAAAAATTTATTCAAAATAAGAGCGACTGTAAAGGTTGCTATTGCACCTGCAATTTTCTCTAAGAGTGCATTCATCTTTATCAAATTCCAATTCTTTTAAAATGCAACATTATTGAGCTGGTTTTTATTTTAGGAAGCGCAACTTCCATTCATTAGCACCGCGAAGCGGTTCGGGGTTCTGTGACACCCGAACTTTAGTACGGTTTCCCGTACTATTTTACTTTAGGTTGATTTTTTTTAGCCCTTACTGGCCCCCGACCACCGACCATTTCAGCATCTTCCATTTCTAGTATTACCTCTTTCTCAAACTCTCTTAAATCTTGAGCTATCAAGTCATCAGCGGCGTCTTTCGCATAGCCATCGATTAGCAGACCCATCAATTCAGTCCACGTTACTGTTTTCCCAAGTTTGACACTTGCATCTATAGCCAGCCGCTCAAGCTTCAATTTTCGCTCTTCGGTGACATTGTACGTAGCACGTTTAGCCATTTTGATACTCCAGAATATTTTTCCAGAGTATACATCCTCATGAGTTCATTAACGCCAAACCTCTTGAACTCATGTGTTCATGAGTGTATTATTTTTTCTGTTGAGCTAATGTGCTCATGAGTTCACCCTCGTCATGTATTACGGTTTTGTCATGCGAGAAGGGTTTACCTACGATTTGAAGTAAGGTGCATTCACGTGTTTTTTGACTGGTTGGCGATTGAACAAGATTTTGGCTATCAGTTACCCATACTGAGCGATGTTGCCTATCAACGTATTCACCTTGAAAGTGGAGAGGCGAGTGCACTCTCCCAGCCAACATTTCAACATAAAGGATCCTTTTGCGATGTAGTGTCAATTTCGATCCGTGGGTCGTCGTTAAAAATGTCAGGTAATCCCTCAAAGTGGGGAAGGTTAGACAATCTTTTTGGGCTTCCTACCGTAGATTCATGTGTCGCCGTTTTTAATCAGATATTGTCTGAACTTGGGCTTCCACAATTTACAAAATGCACAAAGATATTTTTCAGCCAAGCCAAGGAAGGCGAAAAAGCAACGTTGTTATCTGATGGTGCTTATATCCGTGAATTGCATATAACCTCGAACAAGTCCGTAGGGAAGGGCAATGAAGATGAATATATCTCAGGGTTATCAACTCAGCCTTATAGGAATAGCGTCCCACGATTACACAGCAACGGTAAATCGGTAGACTGGTTATCAAAAAAGGGCAATGTAAGTCTGATTTATCCAACGGTTTATAACAAAGCGAATGAAATTGAGCTTCACTCATTGCAGAAAATAAAGAACAAATTTGGTACAGAATCAAAAGAGTTTATTTATGTTAATAACATCATTACTCATTGCTGCGAAAATGGCATAGTCCGTTTTGAACAAAAACTAAAATCACGATATTTGCAGAAACAGAATCTATTATTTTGGGGCCTTTCAGATTACTCAGTACTCAATGAATTACATAATTCTTTTTTAGAGCTTGATGAAAAACTATCGGTGAATGCTATGGACTTTGAAACTATCAGCGAACATTTGTTATCTCGTAGTATTGTCGAAACCACTCGTGCGGCCAATACCACAGCCATGTACGCGATTCAGTGGTTTCATGGCCATAACTTTGACCTTTCAAAAAATCAGGTCAGGGTGCATCGCGCTAGGTTACGGAAGATAGGTATCGACATTGCTCAGCGCTGTAATGTTTCTAAGTTCTCACCTGTTATTGTCAAAGATATTAGAGAGATAAAGGTAAAAGATTGCGTTATCCCAACATGGTATATAAAACCATCTCATTTAAAAGTCGCTTAATTAGGTAATAATTATGATCACAATAGAAATTCATGAGTCTCAGGTCAACTTCGAAGAGAGATCCGGCGTATCGCAACGCACAGGGAAGCCCTATACCATCCGTGAACAGAGTGCTTATGCCTATCTTGGCGGTGCTTATCCCCAGTTGTTCAAGCTAAACCTTCAAGATGGTCAACCGCCTTATAGTGTAGGGAAATATCGACTTCATCTTAGTTCTTTTGAGGTTAATCGCTACGGAAATCTCTCAGTTGGACGTATTCTTTTAGAATCAATTAAAGCCTAAGTTAATGACTGATGAATTAATTCATGTCGTAATAGCACTTGGCCTTGTTATATCTTTTGGTCTTGGTGCTGTTACTGCTGGAGTGCTTCGATGATTAATTATGTAGGTTTATTCCTCGGGGCATATTTCTTGGGCTTTGCCCTTTTTTATGGAATTGCTTTCTTTAAGTCAATTTCTGAACGTATGATATAAGGTAAATACAATGCGTGTTCTTTCTTCTATTTTAAATGCTAAAAATAAAATTGCTCTGGGTGCAGCATCTTTATTGGTTTCTGCGGGCGCATTTGCCGCTGATGGAGACACGGCTACCAATTATGCTACAGAAGCCATGAACTCCCTTAAAACTCAGGCAACGGATTTAATTGCGCAGACGTGGCCTGTAGTTACTGTTGTTGTAGGTGCGGGTCTGGCAATTCGTTTGTTTAAGAAGTTTTCTTCTAAAGCAGTCTAATTACACTGTAGTAATAGGGCGCTTTCGCGCCCTTTTTTTTGCCCAGCTCGGGGTATTATGAAATATAAAATATTCGTTCCTGCATTATTTATGCTTTCTCATTTTTCTTTTGCGGATAAATGGGAAAGCGTTTATACGGGGACTGCCAGCGCATCTGATGCGTCAGATTCTTTTCAAGAAATGGTTAATGGTAAAACTGTTACCTATTGGCAAATATCACCGACCAAGCTTAGTCAGCTTTGCCCATCGGCAAAGGATAATGCAAAAAATATTTATGATAGCGTCCTGCCTACTTATAAATCCGTATGGCCTGACTCACAGTGGCGTTTGGCTTTCCAAGATGATTGTGCAATCAAAAATAACCTTGGAAAACAGGATGATATATATACTACATCAGCGACTATAACTTTTTCGGTAGATCGTTCTATCCCTGATAAAAATGATCCCTCTGAAGAAAAAACACCAGAAGAGGTCTGTGCCGCCAAACCAATTATTGATAATACCTTCAATAACGTCTCTGACGGTTATATTAATTATAATGGCTGTGAGTATGAAGCGACTGGCGTCATTGTTTGCCGCAACGACAAGACTGTTTGTGCCGCTAGCTGGAAACCTACTGGCTATGTGCCTGATTCTGGCGAGACGCAATCGCGCCCCGTATCCGATGACTCTTCTGGCGGTGGTCCCGGTGGCGACTCTGGCTCATCAGGCGGAGGTTCATCCGGTGGTAGTTCTGGCTCATCCATTTCTAAAGATGATATAGCCGCCGCTGTACAGACTGGCGTTAAGTCTGCGGCATCAACTGTAGCCTCTGAAATCAAAGACTCTTTGACGGAAGAAAATACTTTTACTAAAGATCAAAAAGCAGCAGAAGAGAAAACTCAGGCTAACTTAACCTCGATTGAAAAGGCGCTAAATGACGGCGTTCGAGGAGCTGGAAAATTTGCCGACCCTGATAATTCTAATGCCCGTTATGGTGAAGGTCGTTCTGAAATGGACCTTGCTACTTCTCTTGCTAAAAGCCAGCTTGGCATAGACAAAGACTCTCATGGTGCTTCTTGGGAAGCATTTTTAAATAATGGGGCATTACGTCCGAATATTCCAACAGGTAAGGGATGTACGGACTTCATTATGTTTTCCGGGACCGTTTATCAACTTGAAATAGGTTGCGATAAATTAAGTGATATTAAGTCAATGCTTTCATGGGTAATGTACTGCCTAACATTTTGGTATGTATTTACTTCGATTACCTCTCTTCTTCGAAAAGGTGATGAATAATGCCGTTCCTTCTTGGTATTCCTGCGCTATTGCGCTTTCTAGTTGGATTAATTCCGCTTGCCGTTGGGTACTTCGCTAGTTTATTAACAAAGCTCGCCACACGAACTGGCCTGATTGCTGCGGCTCTTGTTGCTGCTATTATGGGCGTGCTTTTACTTGGCTTACAATGGTTGTCGGAAGTTGTATATGGATATATGCCAACTGATTTCGGTAATTTAATGTCATCTGTTCTGCCTGATGGTACAACACAATGCGTCACCGTTATTATGTCTATGCGTATTGCTGTATTGGTCTTTGATATAAAAGATCGCTTATTAGGCATGGCTAATAAGGTGCTTTAATATGGCAGTGCATGTTGTCACAGGTAAGTTAGGTTCAGGAAAAACCCTCGTTACGATAGGCCGTATTCAGGATTATTTAGCCCGAGGTAGAATAGTTGCAACTAACTTAAATCTAAAATTACACCATATGCCGCGGGTTGGTCGTTATGCGAAAAGAACTCGTGTAATAAGGATCCCCGATAAGCCAACACTAGATGATTTTGAATCTATCGGCCGTGGGACATTATCTTATAATGAAGCCGATAATGGTTTGCTTGTGCTCGATGAATGTGGAACTTGGTTTAATTCTCGTAGCTGGAGTGATAAAAGCAGACAGCCAGTGATTGACTGGTGCTTACACGCTCGAAAACTTGGCTGGGATATTATTTTTATTATTCAGGATATTTCTCTTATGGATAAGCAGGCGAGGGAGGCTTTGGCTGAGCATGTTGTTTATTGTCGTCGAATGGATAAATTAAACATTCCTATTATTGGCGGGTTGGTTTCTCTTTTTGCTAACTCTCGCGTTCCGTTACCTAAAGTCCACTTTGGCATTGTGAAATATGGTGATAACCCCCAAGCGCTGACTGTAGATAAATGGGTGTACACAGGTAAAGATTTATATCCGGCTTATGATACAAAACAGGTTTTTTCGGCTAATTATGAGCGGGGCACATTTTGTTTAATCCCGCCTTTTTTCACACATGGCCAATTTTCTATTGAACGAGATATGAAATATTATATGCGTATAACTAAGATATACTTTAAACGTATGAATCGCATCTGGATAATGGCTTCATTCCTTGCATTGGGTGCCGCTATGGGTATTTTATACAAGTCTGGAAAGAATGATCTTGAAATTAATGCGTTGAGTGAAACATTAAAAAATGAGAGTTTTAATAAAACAGACCAAGCGACCGTCTTTTTACCTAGATTATCTATTAGTTCATTTTCTCAAATGGGCTATGATGTCTCTGTAATATTCAAAGATATCAAAGGAACGCAATATTATTCTTTCGATTTCATTAAAGACGGTTATAGCATTGATATTAAAGATGCCTGTCACGTTACTATCCGAAAAGACAAATATATACAGAAAATCACTTGTGAAGGTTAAAATGAACACTTTAAATAATAAATCATATTTATACATAAGATTTTTATTCATTCCTTTTCTATTGGCTTTTACATTCAATGTGTTGGCTGAACCTTTGAATTTAAATAATGCACCAGTACGCTCTTTCGTTCAGTGGTATTCACAGAAAACGGGCAGGGCAGTTATTGTTAATCCAAACGTTAAAGGGTTTATTACTGTCTTTAATGCTGATGTTAACCAAGCCAATATTGATACATTTTTTAAGTCAGTACTTAACGCAAATGGCTTTATCCTGATGAATGGCGATCCTTTCGTTGTTTCTCTTCCAACATCACGACTCGCATCACAAGAGCCTGTTTATTATGAAGAATCATCACCATCTGATGACGCTGATTATTCGGCTACTGTCACGCAAGAAGCATTACCAGCACCGATCGCTTTATCCGTCCGCAGTTTCCGTCTGAGCAGCGTTAGATCAACTGATGTTCTTCAACTGGTAACCGTATTTCTTCAGGCGAATGGAACCGGGAATGCAGTTGATAACCCAGGCAATAACTCAATCATTGTTTCTGCTCCTGACGTCTTAATGCCGGCGTTGGGTGATTTTATTCATTCTGTCGATGTGGCCCGTGACCAAGTGCTGATCCAGTCTCTTATGTTTGATACTACTCTTGCAGACGGTCTGGATCTCTCATTTGCCGCTGGTTCAGCTTCTGGTCATAAGGTAGCAGGGGGCTTTAATACTTCTTCCTTAGGCTCAGCTCTGTCTACATCAGGAGGCGCTTTTGGCATTTTTGACGGCAATATTCTTGCATTATCACTACAGGCAGTCCGTTCTGACAGCCATGCGAGGGTTATTTCAACGCCACAAATACTCACACAGTCTGGTCAGTCTGGGTACATATCGGTCGGACAGAACGTGCCGTTTATCACTGGCCGTGTCACCGGTGAGTCAGCCAACGTTAATAACCCGTTCCAGACAATCGAGCGCCACGATGTGGGCGTTTCTCTTAAAGTCACACCCGTTGTTATGTCCGGTGGTCAGTTAGTACTTTCCATCGATACGCGAGCAGATTCCATCAGTAACAATGAAAGTGCATCCGATATCATTACCAATCAACGTCAGATCCAGACTACGGTTCAAATCAAGGATGGCCAGACGTTATTGCTCGGTGGCCTTATTGACTCAAACAAGACAGATAGCGATCGCTCCGTGCCATTTCTCAGTAAAATTCCTTTAATCGGTTGGCTTTTCCGCAGCCATTCCGATAGCAGTAGTGATCGGACTATGTACGTTTTGCTGACCGCTCATGTTATCCGGCAGCTCTGAAGGGTATCAGGTAGGTGCGTAAGCCCTGCCTGATACTCTCAGGGCGCTGTTATTACTCTTCTAATAATCGCGATAAATCCCTTCATTTTTCTCCGGCTTGGCTGCGGATTATGCCCATCAGGGCATGGGAGGCGGCACATTGTCCATTTAGATAACTCAGTCGTCAGGCCGCCGATAAAAGAGGCGTATCGTCATAGAATGCGGGACTGCGTCAGCCCACTGCAAAGCGGTTTTGCTTTTAACTCGACTTACAGCGATTTCTGCATCTAATGGTCGAAGACGAGAGAACGTTTCAGCGAAGATAAAACCAAATAATACAGTAGGTTATAAATTACGAGAGAAAGGATTCAAACGGTATGAGGTACAGATTTACCAATTGCTTCAAGTAGACAAGTAGCCGCATTAACTCATTGATTTATAATGAGTGCGATAGTCGATGATAGGCCGTGATATCAGGCTATGAGGTACAGATTTACCAATGATTTGGACTACTGATACAGCCGTAAGAGATCCTGAACTCTAACAAATTCAGGAAACTGAAGTCTTTCTGTGGAAAGAGGCAAGTAAGGTTATGAGCCATCGCATTGCCACAAAATTCATCCAGCCTGTGTCATCGCAGACGTTTTGTTATGTTTCAACTGGTGAGGCATCAGCATAACAATCCGCTTTGCATAATCACTTACGGACTGCGATTACAATCATATCGCAAAACCGCAGATCCGCGAGCAGCACAATGACAGCGCCAAAACCCCAGATTCCACGTATCCTTATCTAGGTGCGCATAATGTGCCACACGTTATGTAGAAAAGCCGCCTGCGAAAATAGAATCTCGCAGGCGGCTCTTTTGCATAACGTTATTATGCGAACC